AGAGCATAAATCGCTCGCAGATGCCCGTCCTCGATCAGTTTCCCTCGGCTTGCTCCAATGTCGGAACTGGAGAATTCATGGCCGCTACGATCTCCGTAATCACCTCGGGGTCGTAGTCGTTCATTAATTCCATGCGCTCGGCTTTATGAAATAGCCGCTTGCCGTCCTTGTCTCTCGCTCGCACGATAAGAGTGACGGCCATCGCTTCTAGGTCAAGGATAGTTTCCTCGCCTTTCTGCTTTGCCAGCATGAAGATTTCACGACGCTCGGCGAGCGTCATGTCCGGCCAGAAATACACGGTGGTATTCCAAGCCGATACAGGTATCGCAACAAGAGTGTCGGGCTTGCGCCGTTCAGCGAATTGCGATTTCGCCTGTTCTTTCCAGTTCATAAGTCCTCGCTATATTAGGCAGTGGCTTCCGCTAAAGTGCCGTTGCCGATGAAGTTGAAAGTCACCTCGGTGATCGCGCCCGTCTGAACGGTGCGAGTGATCTCGGTGATCAGAGCGTTTCCGCTGTATCGAACCGCGCCAGAGGCAATGCCTTCGGGAGCAAGGACGAGAGCGACGTTTGCGCCCGGATCAAGGGCTTGCTGCCCGCTCGTATCGGTCTCGTCCCAGAACGCCGTCAGCGATCCGTTCCACGAAGTGATCGCAATCGTGTTGTAGGTCTTGGCGGTATCAGCGAGGGTTGTATCCTCGGCATACTCTGCCGTCGTGGTGAACGAAAAACTACGCACCTCGGCGATTACGTTCGCACCGACGCGAACCGAGCCTTCAGTACCGTGATGATTTGCCATTGTTGAGTCTCCTTAAGAAATGATCGTTCCTGCGTCAGTCTCGGCAGTCCGATATGACACTCGGAACTGCATACGTGCCGACCCAATGGGAGCGTCTCCCGTCGAGTCAAGCGTTATCTGCGTGTCGGTTAACACGCAATCCTTTACCACGCCACCGAGGGTGTTATCCGCTCCGATAGCGTTCTCGACCGATTCGCACAACCTGTCGAGTCGGTCATCTAAATAGTCAGCATCTCGCGCTACACATTCCACGATGAGATTCAATTCGCGTTCAAACTTTCGAGGATAGGTCAGCGTCGTTTGCGGGATCGTCTCGGTGTTGGTATAGACCAATGCAATCGAGACAGTTCCGGCAGGGATCGGGTACACGCGAGACTTGGAAATCGTATCGGCAACGGCAGCATTGGTTAGCACCGTCACCACCGTGTCGCGCACTTGCTTGCGAGCGTGAGCCATTAGTTATTCACCTCAAGCAAAATGAATCCGCCCGTTTCGAGCAGCATATTGAAACCGTCCTGCAAGAGCAGATTGTTGACGGTGGCAATCTCTAGGTTCGTAGCGATCTCTAGTTGCAGCACGGTCATACCCGTACCGTCAGAGCGGAAGTTTCGCACCGTATACGCCTCGTTATCGAAGAACAGAACGTCCCCGATAACAGGTTTGCAGGGAAGCGTAGAGGTTGGCAGCGTAAAGATCGGAGCCGCACTAGCGAACTCGACCTCGGCAATGTTCACGCCCTGATACGGTTCGTCGAATATGCCTGTGACCTGGAACTGCTTTCCCTTGTTCTTATATCTGACCGTTCTACCGAACTGCGTCGATCCGAGAGCGAGAATGTTCTTCAGCGCGTTATCCATTACGGCGCATCCAGATCAGTTGTCGCCTCAAGCATCAGGACAGTCACGCCTGTGCCGTCTGCCTTGAAGTTGGTGATGACGTAGACAACGCAATCGACGATAGCCTTGTCGCCCACTTGTGGCTGTATCGGCAGAGCAGAGGTCGGGAGGGTAATCATTGGCTGACTGCTCGCAAACTCCGCCTCGGCTATGTCTATGCCCTGATAGGCATCGTCGAAAATGCCTTTCAGATTGAACCGAGTTTTGCCGCGAACGTAGACAAACACCTCGGCGGCATCGCTAAAGAGGGTCGCCAAGTCCCAACCAGAGCCGACCGTGGTTTGCGAGACCATCGAGAAGCGATCAAATGCCGTCTCAAACGCCATACGTCACCCCCCACATCTCGCTAGTTGAGGTCGCGCCTAGACGCTTGACCTTGCCGCTAAAGGTTCTGCAAAAGAGTTCGTCCCATGCGGAATACGGTCGGGCAGAGGGATGCAGATTCACCCCATCCCAATAGGTCGGATAGTCAGCCGCCGCAATGATCAGCGTCCCCTTGCAAACTCGCTCTAGTTCCAAGAGTCCCGGCACAATGTCCGGCTCCAGAACGTGCTCAATAACGTCGATGCAGGTCACTACATCGAACGCCTTATCCTCAAAAGGTAAATCGGTAATAACGGCTTGCTCTACGCCAAACCCGCAGAGTTCCGGCACAGCCTCCGTGCCTCTGACGGGCTTAAAGCCCATATTGGCGGCGGCTTGCATCAACTCACCCCTGCCGCAGGACACATCGAGAAATGACCCAGAAAGCCCTCTCAATGCGTTTAAAACGGGGTCACGCCTATCGTCGCTCATCCCGTAATGGGAGTAACGAGAATAGACCGAGCGGTATTTCTCAATCTCCTTTGCGCGGTCGTCCACGTTTCGGTGTCTCTGGTTGGCTAAAGAAAGCAGGGCGATGGTATTCGGTAGCCATGCCGCGACCGATAAGCCACCGAGCGAATGTCGGGTCTACTTCAACCACGCGACCCGCTTCGAGGGTCTGCCCGTTGTAAAGACGGGAGCGAATCATCTCGACTTTCATAAGCCTTTGAATACCTGTGTTAGACAACCAGAAGCCACTTTGACCCGTTCGGGTTCTTTCATGTAGTCCCGAACCTTGACCCACGCTTGGATGTTAGAGATTCCATCCTCCACGCGAAGGTCACCTAATTTGCTGTGCCAGTAGCGACGATTGCTCATGTAGTTATCGCAGCCGCAAATATAGATATTCTCAAAGCCTAGATACTCTGCGATCCACACTGCTGTGCCGCCAGAGAATCCAAAGTCAGGGCAGATGCCTGACCATATATCGCACTCGTTCTTATGATGCGAGATAACCGGAGCGTGACCTTTAAGGATCGGCCACAGTTCTTTGTCTTGATAAACGATATACGAAAGAGAGAGCAGGAGGGCGTGCTGATTGACACCAATCAACATACCCTCCTGCCTCGCTAACAAAGGCCGCACCGCCTTGATGTCATCGACCAAAGAAGGACCGCCACCGAGGACAGCACAAGACTGCCCTCGATGACGATCCCGATATGCGGCTAGATCAATCACATTAGGCCGTGACGATCTCGTTGCACTCGGCGAACGACTCGGGGTGACGAACCGCAAAGTCGCAGTCGTGGAAGGCCACGATGCGAACCGTGCCAGCGTTCGAGCCCGTGTACGGATCGGCCATCAGGTCGATGCCTGACCACTGACCGATGAGCAACTCGCTCCACACGCCGAAGATCATCGCCGACAGGTTGCTGCCCGAACCCTTCGACAGGTTCGCCGGCATCTGCTGCGAGACCACCAACGGGTAGCCGTACAGCAGATTCACATCCGGTCCGAGGATGAAGTTACCTTCCACGCCCGAAGTCTGCTTCGAGGTGTTGGACAACTTCGCCTTAACCTGACCGTTCGTGAGGAACGCCGCAGCGCCGTTGAGGGCGTTGTCGATGTCCACTTCGCGAACGAGGTTCGTCACCATCGCCCACGTCGGCGCACCGCCGTTCGTGCCGAGCGTCACCGAGCCAATGCCCGAGGTGTTCAGCACGCCGGTCGGCTTGTTGGAGCCCGAGCCAGCGATAGCAGCACCGTCCATAGCAACGGCAATCGAGGCGGCCAAGTCATTGCGAACGAGGTTCTCGATGTCGAGCGAGGACTGGAGCATCAAGCGACGGCTGATGTCGACATACGCGCCGAGGGTTTTCGGGGTCATCGTGACCTGATCGAAAGCCGGAGCGTTGGTCGATTCCGTCGGGGCGACGTTCTCCGCGACCCAGTAGGCCGAAGAAGCAGCCGTCTTGCGCGGGATCGCCACGTTGCCCTGCAAGCCAGTGAGGAACTGCGCGCCGAGGGTGTTGAGCACCATCTTGTTACGCAGCACATCAATGAACGAAGCGGCCAACAGGTCGGTAGCAACAAGGTTGCCGCCCTTCGCAGTGCCCGAAGCGGTCGAGGTCGTGATGTCGCGCTTGTAGAGCACGTCAACGGGAACCATCAAACCACGCGAGGTGCGACCCTCTTTCTTCGCAGCGGCTTCGGAATCGGCGAACTCGAAAGCAGCCTCATCCTGTGCGCGGCGATCCTGCGGGTTCGCAAGGGCACGCATCGCCTTCACGAACGAGAACGAGCGGATTTCCTTCTCCGTCAGGCCGATCTCGTGATCGACGTTCAACGGCTTGGAGGAATCCTTGTCGAGCAACGCGCCACGGAACTGCTCAATGCTCGCACCGTCATGGATAGCCGACTCGCCAAACTCGCGCTGATTGTGACGCGAGGCCAATTCAAGAATCGACGAAACGCGCTCGCGCTCCGCCTTCACACTTACATCGTCTGACATTTTTGGTGTCTCCTTAACAATAATTTTGGGTTCCGCTACCTCAAGCGCACGACCTACGCCGACGCTTGTATCTGCGGGGATACTAACAATACTAATCTCAAGCGGCATCCAACTAGTAGCGCGGAAAATCTCCCGATCTCCTTGCTTCCCGTCTGACACCATCTCGTTGATGACATAGCCGACGGATACGTTCGAGCGTATGCCATCTTTTACGTCCTGCCAGATTTCCTCGGCTCGCGCACTTCTCCCGAAGCGAACGACGGCGCGTGCTACGCGATCCGATCCGAGGCTGATCTGCTCCACTACTCCGACCTGATCGGCCATTTCGTGATCTACCAACAGCGGCGCACGACCGCTGCCGATAAATTCCATGTCGATTGATCCGGGCGAGTGATCGAGAATCTCGACGCCCCAACCGCGATCAACGCTCATTTCACTAGAGAAGGCCAACGTCGCACGACGCTGATCTTCCATAATCGTCTGACGCTCAAAGACTGCCGAACGGAATACACGCTCGGTCGGTCCTTTGCGAGCAAGGCTGTAGCCTTCTTCCCACGGCTCTTTGCCGCTCGGGTCTAGAGGGCGCTCACCTTCGGCAAAGACTTCCTCGCCTTCGTCGTCGTTTTCTTCCGCAAGTTCTTCGAATTCCTCGATGACCTCATCGGCTTCTTCGGATTCGTCCATGTCGAACTCGGACTTGGCAAAAGTCACCGTGACGGTGGCCTCGTCCTCAACGACGGCAACGATGTGTCGTTCTTCTACCTTGTCCATAGTTCGTCCCTCACTTTCGCGATCCAATTCTTCGCTCTTTCGATTAGCCCAGGATTTTCCGGGATCACCACCCCAGAGTGCCCACGCGATGCGTCCCGCACTCGGATAGCCTTCTTGGCCGGGCGAGAAACCTTGGGCTTCTTTATCAACTTCATGTCGTGCAAAGTAACTCACCATCCTTCGGACTGTTTCGGGCGAGAGATTCACCCGATTCTTTAGGTCTCGCGCCCGAGCAACACCAACCTCTGTGCCGCCGCGCCCGAATTCCTCTCGCCAAGCAAGTCCGCGCTCGGCTTCCTCTGCCATCGCTTCTGTCGGCTTTAGATCGACTGCCATTATTCGAGCCTCAAGAACGATTCTGCGCTCGTTGTCAATGTCAATGCAACTACACGAACCGTGCCGTCGCTGCCTTTGACTTTGATCGTTAGCGTGCTGTTATCGGTCAATTCAAAAACCATATCGCCATTGTCAGCAGGAGTTGCACTAGCGGCAGGTTGATAACTCACTGCGCCGATGTCGCCTCCGGTAATCGCAACAGCGTTGGCGTTTTGCGTGGACATTGTGCCCAAGCCAGAAACCGCCGTGTTAGCGATAGCGATATTAGTATTTGATGCGGCAGTCAGTCGCCCTTGCGCGTCCACCGTGAAGGTAGCCACGGCACTTGCCGAGCCATACGAACCTGCCGAGACAGCCGTGTTAGCAAGGGCAATCGTTCCGGTTGATGTAATCGTGCCGCCGCTCAAACCCGTTCCGGCTGTGATGCTCGTAACCGTGCCGACGCCACCTGCAGAAATCCACTCAACATCTGTACTGCCGACATTGACGGCAAGAACCTTTCCTGCGTTGCTCGTATACGACGGGAGCAGGTTAGTTCTAGCGCCCGCTGCGTTACTGGCTCCCGTACCTCCATCGGCCACGGCAAGGTCGGTGATGCCTGTAACACTACCGCCCGAGATCGAGACGTTGTTCGCGTTCTGGGTAGACATCGTGCCAAGCCCGCTAACAGCGGTATTGGCAATAGCGATGTTCGTATTGCTCGCAGCCGTTAAACGTCCTTGCGCGTCTACCGTGAAGGTCGGAACCTGCGAGGCAGAGCCATACGAGGCCGCCGTCACAGCGGTATTAGCGAGCGAGATCGTTCGGTTAGTCGAGAGGTCGCCACCACCCGAGAGACCAGTACCCGCCGAGATGGTCAGGCCAGTACCTACCGCGCCGAGATTGGTTCTAGCAGTAGCGGCATCGCTCGCGCCTGTGCCGCCGTCAGCCACAGCAAGATCAGTAATGCCAGAGACAGAGCCTCCGGTGATGCTGACCGAGTTTGCGTTCTGTGTGGACATCGTGCCGAGCCCAGAGACTGCGGTATTAGCGATGCTAATAGCCGTATTGCTTGCGGCAGTTAGGCGACCTTGTGCGTCAACGGTATAAGTCGGAACCGCGCTTGCAGAGCCATACGACCCTGCGCTGACTGCGGTATTAGCAAGGCTGATCGTTCCGGTCGAGGTGATCGGTCCACCAGTTAAGCCAGTTCCGGTCGCTATGCTTGTGACCGTTCCGACCTGCGGAGCAGAAATCGTGATTGACCCTGCGCCATTAGAAATAGAGATTCCGGCTCCGGCTGTGATGTTGGCGTTTTTCCAGAGGCTAGTTGTAGCGTCATAGATGATCAACTGACCGTTTGCCGGAGAGTTAATCTGCACATCGTGAATTTCTTCTAGTTCGTATCCGTTCTGAATACGCACATAGATTTGACCGTTGCCGTTGTTGGCTCGCTCGACGACGCCAACATAGACCATGTGATTAGGGGCTTTGGGCTTTGTTGACGTAAGCGTTCCGGCAGTTGCGCCGAGATACAGAATATCGCCTTCGTTATAAGCGCCAGTGTTGATCCCATCGAGTACGCCCTGACAGATGATGAAACCCGCCTGATTAGGGGCAATAGTTTCAGCAGCAAGGCCAAAGGTTGTCGCAGATGTTGGGTCTCCGATATTCGCGGCTAACTTAACGCTCGCACGATTTCCGGTTGCCTGATAAAGATAGACAGGCTGACCTTTGTTGATAGTTACAGAGTCTGCGCTTCTGACGTATGCGTGAATGGTCTGCCCAAGAACAGAGATTGCATTTCCGCCAGTCAAGCCGAGTTGCAAACTCCCGTCTGTCGAATCCCATGTGACTCTGCCGACAGCATTGGCCGATGATGCTGTGGTGTCAAAATCAATATAGTCAGGCGTAGCGATTCCGCCTGTAATACCTGACAACGAGGTAATGTCGTTGTTCGCGCCTTTCTTTGCACCGTCAGGCCATCCACCGCGAACGATAATTTCGTTGTTGGTTTCTTCAACAACGATTGTTTGCAGAGTTTCGTCAACGACTAGACGCTCGCTCATCGCGTGACCTCCGCATCGACCGTAAAGCAGCCTTGAATTAGGCGCGTCACCGTACCTGCACCAGAGACGATCTCTAGGTCATAGACGTATTCACCCGCAACCACCGCCGCTGTATCCGTAGCAGATACGAGCAGCGTGATCGTTCCGGCAGTACCGCCTAGGGTAATGCGGCTGTTTTCGGTAGTCAGCGAGAGAGCAGCCGTCGAGGAATCCGCTTCGTCACGCACTTGCATACGAGCCGTATAGCCCGTCAGGTTTACCGGATTTGCAGCGTCATCCTGCCAAGTGAAAATACGGCTGAAGGTCGCGCCCTGATCGCAAACGATGTCGTATTTAGCCGCCATTGCTGATCTCCGGTGCGATTGGGGAAGTGCCACCCGGCAGGGTCACGCCAAACTGCGCGATGATTTCTTCTTCGGCTTGTCGCTCGCGCATCACGTCCTCAATGTCGAGGCCTCGTTCAGCGAGGGCTTGCGTGCGAGTCATCAATCCGTTGTTGATAGCGACAATCTGCGCCTCGGCTTCGTTACGGGGATCAAACCACTGCCATCCTCGGGGAACCCACTGGGTAGCGGAAAACTTAAAGTATTTGTTCGCCGGAAGGTTGACCACGCCCGAATCGAGAGTTTGGCGCAACCATCGAAGATAGACGGGCTGACAGAAATGCTCGACCACCCACCCCTGCACCAAACGCCAATGGTCGCGTTCTTCAAGTAAGCCCTGACGAATGGATGAATACGAGACAGCCTCTAGATCGTTCGCTAATGACGTATAAGACACGCCAAGACCGGAGGCTATACCACGCAGCATCGCCTTCTCAAAGTCCCTAAAAGCCGTCGAGGGATGCTGTGGATCGTATGCTTTGAAATCTACTCCGGCAGGGAGTTGGGCAAACTGTCCCGGCTGCACGTCCATGCTCAAGGAGCCATCGGGATTGTTGCCGTCGCCCTGATACTCGTCGCCTGACTCGGAGACGAAAAAGCCCATCTTCGAGGCAGAGACGCGAGCCGCTACGAGTTCGGCTTCTTCATAGCCGCCGAGCATCTTTAGGCGAGTCATAGCCGTAGCCGTCCACGGCGTTCCGCGAGTCTGCCCGATGCGATCCACTCGGAAGGCATGAATCATGCGGTCGGCAGTAATCCGAACCGTTTTCATGTCCGATGCGCCGACTTGGTAATCGTTCGGGTCTTTTACGCGCACATGGTAGGCAATAGCACGACCCGTTGAATCCACCTCGATGCCCATACGGATTTGATTGCCGTTGGCGAGCATCTCGTTCTTGTCTTGGTCGATAAAGTCGGGGTCGATGAACTGGAGCCGAAAGCGGAAAGGGTTGGCGTTGTCCTCGACAAAGAGAACAAAGGCTTCACCGTCACGCGCAACGCTCTCGATGAATACTCGTTGAGCGTCAACCCACGACAGTTTGCCGTCTACCGTGCAGACTCCGGGCTGACCCCATGCCGCAAACGCCGCCTCTAACTGTTGATTAGCGACCTGATCAAGAGCGCCGTTCGGTTCTCGCGCACGAACTTGCAGCGTGATTCCTTTCGGTCCAACCACGTTCGTCGATACAAGGTTCAAATACCGACGGGTATAATCGTTGTTCTGGCACAGATCACGCGAACGTGCTCGCATCGCTTTAAGCGCATAGCGAATATCGCTGTCGGCGGATTTTGTCTGCGTCAGCCAGTCGGAGAAAAGCCGACCCGTATTCGCTGCCTCAAATGATCGCTTGCGAGAGGGCTTCGGCTGCTGTCGTTTGAAAATGTCAAATAGACTCATGCCGTGAACCTCACTCGAATAGTCGCATTAGTGCCGAGACCCTTTGCGATAGCCTCTGCTCTGCGTTCGCGCACGACCTCGCCCTTCAGCCGCTCACGCTCTACAAACAGATCGTTACGGTTCCAACGGGAAAGTGAACGACCTGCGATGGAGTATGACGCAGCAGCGATGTTGGTCGGGTCTTTTAGATACGCCTCGATATTATCTAGGGCGATCTGCGCGAACGATCTCGGGTCAGCCGATGACGTTGCTCGGTTTGGCTCTACGTCGAAAACGCCTTGATCTACCTCGACGCGAGCCGAGTCTGACGTTCTCGTAATGTAGGCCACCCAGTGATACCGTCCGGCTTCGTAGTCGGCTGTGGTGTTAGACGCCACAGAGACCGTGTAGCCCGTCGATGTGCCTGTCGCAGAGATAGCAATCTTCTCTCCGGTGATTTCCCGTCGAGCGATATACGAAAGGCTATAAGCGTCAGAGGGGTAGTCTGTAATGAGATCGGTGCGCGTCCATGCCCACAGATCACCCGCTTGCAACGAGGTTGGCTCGCGCTTCGGATAGTTAGCAGAGTCGAAAAGGTTAGCCATAGACTACCCCTGTTATTTTACTGTACTGGTTCTTTCGGTAACTGCATCTCGGCTTGCTCTTTGATTTTTTGAAAGAGCGGATACACGCCCTGTGCCGTCGGGCAGTTACCGAGGACAGCGAGAATCGCGTTGATCTCGTCGAGCGTCAGATCGAGTTTGATATTCACGCAGCCACCCACGGAAGTTGCGGCGAAACGATCGGCGGATTCTTGGCGTTCGCAATCTGCTGCGCCACCGCTGCCTCTGTCGCGTCCTTGTCCACGCCGTTTGCCCAAATCCATCCGAGGACGGTATCAAGCGTCAGGTCAGCGTATGGCACAAACGACGCGCCTTCCACGACCGGAAGCGAGCAGGTGCTGTAGACGTTGCCGCTGTAGTCGCCGTCTGCGCCGGAGCAAGCCCAGTGGCAGACGATAACGTAATCTTGGTGTCCATCTACGTTCGGCAAGCAATCCATTTTTGAGACTTGCCAGTTGTATACGATGCTCATTTATTTAGCCTCCAATGCGGCGACTTTCGCCTCAAGTTGTTCAATACGCGCCATTGCTTCCTGTAGGGCGACGGCGGCTTTCATCAGCAAGACTGACGACTTAACGGTTTTAGTGTTTTCACCATCAACCAAGCCGGGGCAAACCTGCTCCAACTCTTGTGCAACTACACCAAGCAAAGAAGGGGCGTCTGGATTTGCTTCAACATCTTCCTTCATGCGGTACTTACGGAACTGAATTGCCTTAATGTCACTCCATTGCGATGGTGCATCTGAAATATCTTGCTTTAGCCGTGCATC